CACTCGGCCCCATCTATCGTCGCGACGACTTTCGTCCCGGCTGTCGGGCCGGATTGGGTCAGGCGCCTTCGGGAGCGGGCTCCGGATCGTCGCCGAGGTCCTCTGCGGAGGCGAGCGCCTCGTCGAGCTTGGCCGCTGCCTGGGCGTAGGCCTCGTAGGCGTCGGCCGCGGCCTTGGTGAGCGCAGCGATGTCGGTCTTGCTGGCCATCGGATCAGCCCTCCACCAGCGTCATGGCGTTGGCCTTGGCCGCCGTGACCGGTGCCTGTTCGCCGCGGCCGAGGTTGGCGATCGCGGTGACGGTCTGGGTGGTCTGCGGGGTGTAGACCACCTGCAGGTAACGCTTGCGGGCACGGCAATCGACGTTGAACTTGAAGTTGTTCTGCAAGGTCGCGGTCGCCGCCGTGTTGGCGTTCGGCATGGTCGGGGTGGCGAACGCCGTGATGTCGGCAAAGGAAGTGGCGTTGGTGACGTCGGCTTCCTGGAGCTTGCAGACAGTGGGGGTGTTCGACACGACGTCGGCGGTCGTGGCGACGACGTCGATGCTGGCGAAGTCGTAGCCGAGGGTATCGATGATGCCGGTCGCGGTCGCGCCATTGGTCTTGGATACGGCATTGATCGCGACGATGGTCTTCAGCTGAGGAGTCATGGAAGTTCTCCAGATTCAAAGGATGGCGAAAGGAATGGGGCGCTTACGGCGACTTCGCGGCGACCAGCGGCCCGGCGTTGGTGGTGTCGCCGAGATCGTGGTTGTTAATGTCGAACCGCTCGGTTCCGAGAAGCCCGATCTGGTCGCTGTCGAAGTAGCGGTGATCGGAGCGCTTGATCGTAACCCCGCGCCGTTCGCCCAGGGCCGAGGACAGCGACAGGTCGCCGAAGTAGAACATCGGCTTGCCCGAACCCGGAGTGGTGACCGGCAGCTTCTGCGCGAACACGACGGGGAAGCCGAGGAGACGTTGCTTCACTTCCTCGCTGAGCGTGTCGGTCCGGTTGCCTCCGGCTTCCGCGAACACCTTGGCGGTGATCGAATAGAAGGCCTGCTGCGACATATACCACTTCGCGTTGGCGAGGGCATATTGCGGGAGCAGGCCCATCACGCCGGTGAAGTCCTTGATGACCATCGATGCCCAGGTCGCCGAGGACACCTGGTACTGGCCCGCGGTGTGGTTGCCGTCCTGGAAAATGGACGACAGCCCGCGAATCCCGCCGTAGGTTGAGCTGCCGTCACCGTTGAAGCCGCAGTCGTCCTCCTTGGAAGCGAACGCGTAGGCGATTTCACCCACCAGCCAGTCGGCAATCGAAACGACGGCGTCCTCGGCGATCTCGTTCGACATGCGGGTGAGGGCGCCGAGCTTCTTGGCAGTCAGGTTGATGTTGTCCCAGGCTGCCTGCGATTCGGTCACAGCCGTGTTCTCGCCAGTGAAGTAGGCGGTCAGACCACCGGTGCGGCGCGGCCAGTTCAGGGTGTCGCTGCCCATCGGAATGACCCGGCATTCCTTGCGGAAAACACCGAACTGCTCACGCAGCACGATGATGTTGGCGAGCAGCTCTTCTGGCACCAGGAAGCCACCGGCGCTGTCGACACCTTCGCCCTGCGCCTTGGTCACGGGAATACCGCGCGACTTGCACCATTCGACCGCGTCGGCGTGACCGAACAGGGCGGCCTTGAACCACATGCCGGCGGCATAGGCCTGATCCACGGCACGCACGGTGTGTCCGGCGATTTCGCGGTCTTTGAAGTGCTTCAGCGAGCCGAAAAGCTTGTGGGCGCTGGCCGGCGCGCTCGGGGTCAGACGATCCTGCCCCGGGACAGGCGTGGCGAGGCTGGCCGCAATCTTCTCGGCATCCTCGACGCGCTCGATTTGGGTTTTCAGGTCGGCGATCTTTTCCTTCAGAGCGTCATAAACGTCTTGCTTGAAGCCGTCGGCTTCGGACTTGCCGGCCATCGCTTCGAGTTCATCTACCGCCTTGCTCAGCGCCTGGCGGAGTTCGTGCTTCTTTGCCATTTGAGGTTCTCCAATGGAGGCGCGTTGCCCAGGCGCGTGTTTGGGCTGAGCCGCGAGGCTCGGGTTCTCGGCTGTCGGTTCCGAAGAATTCAGTCGTTGGGGGTGAGCGCTGCCTTCAGCGCGCGCGCCTCTTTCAGGCGGCGCTCTGCGGGCGAGAGGTTCTCGTCGGATTCGGTGACCACAGTGCCGGGCGGCTGCGGGTCCTGCCGGGAGGGATCGGAATCGACGTCGTCGGCATCGCCGTCTGGATCGCCATCGTCGTCACCGCCGTCATCCATGATCGACTTGATGCACTTGGCCGTCTCGTCGTGGTGGCCCATCGCCTCGGCAAGCTTTGCCTTGGTGGCGGCCGAGATCCGACGCCCCGCCTTGACGAGTTCGACGACGGCCGCGCGACCTTCGGCGGTCACGAGACCACGGGCGACCAGGTCGTCAATGGCTGCCTCAGTGTCACCGGCGAATTGGGGGGAGGGAGGCCCATCGCCGGTGACTTCGTGGGTGCTGACCGAGCGGATATCTATACCCGTGGGCAGCATCAGTACCTCGGCGGGATCGTCCTGCCAGCGCTTCACGGCAGCGCGGACCCGTTCGGCCACTTCGACGGACAGGGTCGCGTCGGTGCGGATATAGTAGCGCGGCAACTCTTTGTCGGAGGCCTGCTTGCGCAGCGTTTCCAGTTCTGTACGCGGCAGAAACACTGTGTCGCCGCTATCCAGCACCTTCTCCGCCCATTCGCGCAGAGGTGCAGTGTCGATGCCGAGCGAGCGGGCCTCGCCGAGTGCGGACGGGTTGCACGGCACCGGGCAAACCGAGATCTCGAGCAGGGTCTGCTTCTTGAAGTCGATGCCGTAGGGTCGGTCCTTGTCGGCGGTGAACGCCCATTCCTTCGGCTTGAAGCCAACGCTGACGGCGTTCATGAACCCGCCGTCCACCAAGCGAAATATCGTGTCCGCGAAGTCGTAGATGTCGGCCGTGGCGAACTCGATGTCGCCAACCAGCTGATTATTCTCGACGTGGACGTTCGAGGCGCGGCCGATCGGCGGCTCCCATGACATATGGCTGAACAGCGCGACCGGATTGCGCTTGAAGATAGCGAGATCCCAGCCCTTCGGGTCGATGCTGTCGCCGGCGTGGTCGACCGTCGCGTCGCTGAACACGAACCGTTTGGTCCGCTCGACACCGTCCACGGTGACCGGCTCGGTCGTGGCGAAGCGGAAGACGGTGCCGTCGACGCTGCCGCCGTCCTTGGCCGCGTCGCGGAAGGCGTCGGCGGAGAGAAGTTTCATGGCCATGGAAGCAGCTCCTTACGGCGAGACCAGCACGGCGAGGCTGCCAAGATTGGTGTTATCGCCCATGTCGTGCACGACAGCGTCGATGCGCTCGGTCACCAGGACGCCGATCTGGTCGGTGTCGAGATAGCGCTCGTCCGAGCGCCGGATGGTCAGGCCGCGCCGCTGGCCGAGCACGGCGCCGCCGTACATGTCGCCGAAGGCCATCATCGCCTGGCCGGTGGTGAAGGCCGTGGACTGCTGCGGCAGCTTCTGGGTCAGGACGACCGGGAAGCCGTTGTAGAACTGGGTCGGAATGCCATCGCAGTAGCCGGGCGAGAGCAGGCCGCCGGTCGCCGCCGCGATGCGCGCGAACGTCAGCGCGAAGCCCATCGACGAGACGAAAAACGCCGCGCGCGGATAGGCCGAGGCGCGTACTCCGGCCATCAGCGATCCGAGATCGGCCGCATCGAGCAGGGCATAGGTGTTATGGCCCGAGGCGGCCGAGACCTTGGCCTTGCCGTGGCTACCGTCCACCGCGATCGCGCCGACCCCGCGGATGCCGCCATAGGTCGACGTGCCGTCGCCGTTGAAGGCGCAGTCGTCTTCCTTGGCCGCCATCGCCCAAGCAATCTCGGTGGCAACGTAGTCGACGAGGTCAACGATGGCGTCTTCCACAAGCTCACTTGAGAGCATCACGAGGGCGCCCAACTTCTTGGCTGTCAGGTTCACCGCGTCGAGATTGGTGGTGCTTGACCCAGCGGTTGCGCCCTCGCCGATGAATGCAGCCGTCGCGCTGCCAGTGCGGCGAGGGAAGACCGAGCTGTCCGAACCCATGGGCCAGACACAGGCCCGGCGCCGAAAGGCGCCGAAGGTGTCCCGCAAATCGAGGATTGCGTTCTCGAGTTCGGTCGGAACCAGAAAACCGCCAGCAGTGCCAATGCCTTCGCCCTGGGCGCGGGTTACCAGTACGCCTTTGCGGTCGCACCAGTCGCGCGCGGACTTCTGATCGAACATCGTCGCCAGCAGCCACTTTCCAGCGCGCTCGTAGAGGTCCCAGACCGCAGGGCCTGAGCCGGGGAATGCTTTTGCCATCAATGGTTCCTTGCTCAGTCCTCGGACGCGCTGTCGTCGACCGCCGCTGGGTCACCCCGGCCGCCGGCCCCCGGCGCGCCGGTTACATCACTGCCGGGCCCCGTCTCGTCGCCGCCCGGCTCGAAGCCGATCGGGGCGACGTTGGTCGGTTGGTAAAGAGTGTCCCCTTCCGGATGGTCCGGCAGGCCTTCGGCACGGCGGGCCTCGTTCGGGGTCAGGAACATGCCGACGATGCCCGTGCGATAGGCGGTGTAGCGGGTCTGCAGCGAGGCCCGCAGGAAGCCCGAGACATCGAACTCGACGAAAAGCCCGTTCTCCGAGAGACCGAAGCATTGATCAAGCTTCGTTTCCCAGCGACGCAGATCGCTCGAGACGACATTATTCATGTAATCCTGATCGAGCTGGTCGACGCTCTGGCCG